TACTACACAAAAAGTTATAAATAATAATTTTTCAAGAAATAAAGATAAATATATTCTTGGAAAACATTACATTCTTATTGAGGGGCAGGAAATGAAAAAACTAAAAGCTAGTCCTCAATTTGAGGGGGAGTTACATTATGTGTCAAAAGCGTATTTTTGGACAGAAAAAGGAGCACTCCTGCACGCTAAATCACTTAACACAGATAAAGCGTGGCAAGTATATGATTATCTGGTAGACTTTTATTTCAGAGCAAAGGAAAAGAGTACAGAGATAATAAAACCGCAGAAACCATTAAACAAGGTTACAATGAAAAATCCAATCTTAATATTCAAGGTTCTTATACAGCTTGCAGAACAGAATAATATGAAAATAAAGAGTTATGATTTTAAGGCTTCTCCAAGTTATATCAAGGGAAATAAGATAGGAATGAAAAGCAATATGTCATTGGAAGAGGTTGATTATGAATTGGCTTACATTCTTGCACATACTTTCATTCACAAAGGAGAGGGTGATTTAATACATAATCCTAATTATGAAATATACAATGCAAGAGCAGAAAGAGCCGCAGATATGATTATAAAAATGTTGGATATAGCTTTAGCATAAGATAGTTATTAAGGACGTTCAGAAATGGACGTCCTTTTTATATTATAAAAAATACAGGAGGTAATGCCTATGTATAATGATTCATCATAAGACGCACAGAAGCGTCTTTTTTAATGCACAACAATGAATACAGAATATTAATATTAGGAGATCATAGAATTTATGGCAGAAGCAGTTATTACGGCAGCAGTAACATTGATTGTTTGCTTAGTAAACAATTATGTAATGCACAATAAAACGATTACACTGATTGATTACAAGCTGTCTGAATTAACCAAAAGAGTTGATAAACATAACAATGTAATCGAACGCACATTTAAACTTGAAGAACTGACCGCTCTTCAAGAGGAAAAAATCAAGGTTGCAAATCACAGAATTGAGGATTTAGAAAAGAAAGGTTAAAAAGGTGATTTATTATGGATATTACACAGATGGGAACAGTTCTTGCAATCGTTGTTATAACATATTTAATCGGGATTGCGGCAAAGCAGATTGAACAGGTTAAGGATGAGACAATTCCTGTGATTGTAGGCGTTGCTGGTGGTATTTTGGGAGCTGTAGGAATGTTTGTTATTCCTGATTTTCCTGCAAATGACATTATGAATGCAATCGCAGTTGGTATTGTATCAGGTCTTGCATCAACAGGTGTTAATCAGGCATACAAGCAGATAGCAAAAAAGTGATACTTAAAGTAAGAATATTTAATACTTATTATTTTTAAGGAAGGTGTAACAGCCTTCCTTTTTTGAATCAAAATTTAAAGAAAGAAGGATAAATAATATGAGTGAAAAGACAATAAATTTTATTAATACAATCGGTGTATTGGCAAGAAATGAGTATTTAAGCAGAGACAGGTGGGTACTTCCGTCAGTGTGTATTGCACAGGCGGCACTTGAATCAGGCTGGAATTTGGAAGCAAGTACATTGTTTGGAATTAAGGGCGAGGGTTTCACTGCAACAACAAGCGAATATTATAACGATCATTATGTTGAAATACAGGATTCATTCAGAAGTTATCCAAATGCCGCAAGTGCTGTAGTAGGATATTATGACTTTATTACAGAAACACCAAGGTATGCAGGTGTTGTGAATAATGCAGATTACAAAGATGCGGTTGATAAGCTTATTCATACAACAGATGGTGCACCTTATGCAACAAGTCCGACTTATATTGACAACATAATTTTAATTATTGAACAGTTTGATTTGACTTCATGGGATACAAGAGATGAAGATTTGGGACCTGTGCCCGAACAGCCCGACGATAATACAGATACAATGTACCACGAAGGTGATATTGTGGAATATGACAGGATATATGAATCTTCAACATCAGAAGAAGCCTATACGCCTTTGGCAGGTTTTACAAGTGGAACAATTACAAAGGTTATTCCTGACGCTTCAAATCCGTATCTTATCAATGATGGAACAGGCTGGATTAATGACAGTTGTATTATTTCATCAGGAGACGGCAACAGCCAGCAGTCGGAAGCTGATAACAGTTCTATAAAAGTAGGTGATAAGGTCAGAGTGCTTGTTAATGCAACTTATGACGGCGGTTCATTTATTATGTATTACGATACATATGATGTACTTGAGGTTAATGGAGACAGGGCTGTAATCGGTATTGGAGATACGGTTACATGTGCTATAAACACTTGCAACATTGAAAGAGTATAAGTCTATGGGTAAATGAGTAAAAGCGGATGTATAAGCCGTAAACAATGCCACACAGGACACAGTTAAGGGGAAGGTTTTAAGTCTTCCCCTTTTTCTTTTTAATATCCGTTTTGAGCTGCACAATAAACAGTTTGTTCATTGGTAAAACCCTAATATTCCAATTGTGCAATTAAACTTTTGTTTGAATATTTATGTATACATATAAGGATAAAAAGTTAATTGAAAATAGGTTGAAAATCTCTCTGAATTAACAGAGCTGTATTTATATAACATACACGTAACATACAAAAAAGCCGTTAAACTCCGAAAAAACGGGGATTAAAGTTAGTTATACGATAAACTGCCGCGGGATTTTTGTGTTGCATTGTGGGTATGGAAAAATGTGTTAGAATCAGATATTTCATGGGTTTGAGGTGCTTTTTTGCATGTATACTATGAATAACAAAACACCGCCAAAATGTGCAATTAAATAAGCGTAACTAACACGTAACTAACAAAAAAGCTGTTTTACTCGGAGCGGTTAAACCACGAATTACAGCTTTTTTGTAGTGCATATTCATACATATTTTGTATTATTTTATTTTACAAATTTCATCATATAGTTGTTGTATTGTTCTATGTGTGTAAGTTTTTTCCGTTACATCTTTTATGGAATGTCCGACTATTAATTTTAAAACATATTCGTTCATATTAACTGCTTTAGCTTTTGTTATAAATGTGTGTCGGGTGTCGTGAGGTTTGTGTGTCATACCGAATTGTGAGCAGACTTTTTTAAATCGACCTCTATACTTAAAGTATGTCAGCATTGTTTCAGAAATATCGTTTTCATCATTGAAAAGATATTCACTGTGTAAAGATAAGGCTTTTTTGTAATTTTTTTCCACAAGGTTATAAATAATAGGATGTATTGGAACAATTCTGTTACGCCCTGCATTTGTTTTAAGTCCGCCGCAAAAAGAGCGGTTTTGTAAATCAACATCTGCGATTTTTAAAATAGCAAGTTCTTGTGGACGCCAGCCGCTGTAAATACCTATCAGAATCATGTCAGCAAAAGGAAAGTCTATATTATCCCAAAGCGTTTTTATTTCCGCATCAGAAAAGACTGTACGTTTAATTTTTGGGTCTTCACGTTCAACATTGTCACATAATCGTGCATAATTCTTGTCTACAATATCATATTTTAGTGCATATCTGTATAATTGATTATAAAGTGATTTTATGCAGCGTTTTGTGCAGCTTCCGATAGGAGCATTATTAATTGTTCCTTCAAGATGGTTTGTACGAATATCACGCATACGCATATCATGAATAGGTTCGCAATAATTAAAAGCACTTTTATACATTCGTATAGCTGATGCTGATACACTTTCAAAATGCTTTTCACTCCACTTTTCATATACATCTGCAAAAGTCATATTGTGAATATCTAAGTCATATGGATTTTCATTGTAATTGATTAGGGCGGTAAGAGCCTCTTGTTTGGTTGCAAAGTAGCCTATAATTATGTATGTCTGTGCTACTTTGCCTGTATTAACATCTATGTGCCACTCTTTTGTTTTGCGTGCAATCCAAGGTTTGCGACGTTTGCCTGAAAGTTTATAAACGCTTCCCATTCCATTAGCATTTTTCATATATATCATCTCCATTAAGTAAAGGTAGTTGCATTTGTGCAACTTGTGTTTTTGGGTACAAAAATAACACCTACTTGCATAAGCGGTGTCTTAGATGATATAATATAACTTGTTCAGGGCGATTATATCATTTAAGCACAGCTTGATGTAAGTCGTTTTTAATGCCTCTTGTGTTAGTAGCACAGGGGGCTTTTATTATTTTAATTTTTTCTGTTCTTTTTGAATTTGCTTAATGCTTTTATCAGGAGTTGGTAAATCTTCAGGCATTGTGCCGCCAAGTCTTTTAATGGTGTCACGTACTTCTTTACCAACAGCCAAGTGTGCCTTATTGGCGTTGTTTTTCCCCTGAATATTATCTCTCCTGAGTTTAGCTTCTGTTTGAGTTGCACGGAAGAGGTTAGCAGCTAATTCTTCATATCCCATATGGTCAAGAATATTTTGGCTTTTCTTCAATCCTTTTCTTTCGTGAATATCTTTTGCTTTTAACCCACCATATAATCCCATATAACCATAATTCTGGAATATGGCATAATCCATAGCTGAATCAACTCCTGCATCTTTGGCAGCAGCTACAAGTTGTTTGTTATGTTCAATCATTTCATGTCTGATTGCTAATCTCTTTTGGTCTTCGGAGAGAGAGTCGTAATTCTCTATAAGTTCCTGCTGGCGGGTTTTAACAGCAAAATACGTCTTTCCAAGAGCAACAATAGGCTTATCAGGGTCAGCATTAAGTACTATTAAATATGCAGCATAACGAGATAATTTGTAACTTTTAAATCCACGTTTGGCATTAGAACCGATATTAACCATCTCGGTGGTATCACCGAAATGGTCACCTATTTCCTGATTACTATTTTTACAGTTTTCCATCGCTTTAAAAATAATAAGCTCAAAATTTCTAAAATCTTTGTATCCTAACACTTTTGAAAGTTCCCTTGCATACCAAAATTCCTGTCCATATTCATTAATATGTTTTATGTCTTCAAATATTTTTTCGGTATAAGTTTCTTCTGTTATGTATTCAGGTGAAGAAACTTTGTTTTTGAATTCTTCTAAATCTTCGTCAAATCCCATAATTATCTCCATTTATATATTATAAAATCAACAGTCATTGAAACAATTCCATAACGTACAACCTTGGTTCAAACCCAATGATGTAATTATCAAATCTTACAGCAACGCCATATTTTGAGCGGTAGCACTCAAGAGCTTCTTTTAAGAATTCTTCAGTTACATCTAAATATTCAGCCATTTCATTAATTAACAGGTGATTTGCTTTGTAACAAGCTATTATGCCATGTAAACCGATAAGGTGGTTGTAAGCCCAAAACCTTGCTTTTGCTTCCTGTTTTCGGTTAGAAGTATCAGTCAAATCTAAAATATCACCAGTGGATGTATAAAAATGACCGAGTTCTTCGGCGAGGACACATGCTTTTTCTTTCTGTGTAGGTATATCTTTGTTGATAGCAATACGATTACCTTTTATTCTTCCTGCATTTGCGGCAAGAGACTTTTCTTTTGTAATCAGATTATTGTTATCAGCTTCAATAAGTAAATCTTCGTAATTCAAATAAATCCCCTCTTTCAAGTAAATTAATTATGTCCACTCATCATCATTATCCATAATATCATCATCATGCTTTTTGGCTTCCTCTGATTTGCCCTCGTAAGCATGTGCGGCATTAAGAAGCTGTGAATCTGTATATTGAGGAAAATAGGTCAGTTCTTCCACACGTTTTGTTGCTTCATTTTTTCCAAGGTCGTTTAATTTTTCATAGTATTGAAGAATTCGAGGTGCAGGATCTATTCTGTTTATTTTCATAGTGCCTTGATTTAATAATTCATCAATTATATAGCGAATGTTCTCTTCGGATAGAATTTTTCTATTGTCTGGTAAATTAGAATAATCATTAGAAAAAAATAAATTTACAAGATTATTTTTTGGAATGTTTTTTTCTTCACTTATTTTTTGGAAAATGCTATCAAGTTCTGTTCCTAAAATAATATTGTTTTTATGTGATTTCATATTTTCAGATTTGCCGATTAACCAGGAAGGATTTACATTTAAAACGCCAGCAATAGATTCAATAATAGGAAGTTTAATCTTTTCTATTTTTCCATTTTCATATCGCTGTATTGTAGATTTTGCAACACCTATTTTCTTAGCAACGTCTTCCATTGTGTAATTACATGATATACGTGCTTGTTTTATTCTTTTGCCTAATTCAATGTTGTCCATAATTTGTTCGCCTCCTTTTAATGGTATTATATATTATATTATTGCATAGTGCAATAGACAAAATATAAAAAATAAAAAAAAGTTGCATAACGCATTGACAAGAAAGTTGCATAGTGCTACAATAAATTTGCTGAAAGGAGGAATATAAGTTGATTAACACAAACAAAATTAAGGGACGTATGGCAGAACTTGAATTAACTCAGAAAGATGTTGCAAAAATGTTAAACATTGCACAAGCAACAGCGAATCAAAAGATAAATAATGTGAGACCATTGACTTTAGTTGAGGCTGAAAAATTGTGTGAAATATTAGAAATTAGTCCATCAGAGTTTAATATTTATTTTTTTACCAAATAAGTTGCATAACGCAACTCAAGAGCTGAGTTTACAAAAGCGAAATTAATAAAAGGAGGCGATAGAGTGAAATTTGATAATCAAAATTTGAAAAATCGAATTAAAGAGGTATATGGAAATCAAATTGAATTTGCATAAGATTCAATAGGAGGTGAGAGTGTGAGTAAAGAAGAAACAATGACGTATCCAGAGAAAGCAAAGCAGATTATTTCACTTGCTGAAGGAATGACACATTCAGAGTGGAGCAGAATAAATCGTTTAATAAATATCTGCTTTGAATCACAAGAAGCCAAGGTGACATTTGTGCAACCAAAGCAACTTGACCTCTTGATGAAGCAGAATGTTATTCTGTGACAATTTGAATAAATGCAGGATTTATTCTGTAGTCCTTACCTTGGTATTGAATATGCATGTAATCATATTTGAAACAATCAGCATATCGAGAACCTTCATCATATTTTAAATTTTCACGGAAATATGTGACAGGGTCCTGATAATCTGCAACAGTGGCTGTTTCAGTGATATCTATCCATTCACCAAGTAAGCAAGCATAAATTCTCATTGTTCAATCTCCTTTCGTGATTACTCGGCTACGGGCCTGTAATTAAAGTATAGGAGCAGACAAGGTATTAAGCAAGATATTTCAAGCAAGTGACATACAAGGAGGCGAACACTATGAAAATTAAAACAGCAGAAGCGGCGGCTGTAATGGGGTGCAGTCCTCAATTTGTCAGAGTTGGGATGCAACAGGGTAAATTGAATATAGGGGATGCAATAAAAATGTCTTCTGTGTGGACTTACAACATTATTCCCGCCGCCCTGACAAAACGTCAGGGGATTACATTAGAGGAATTAGAGATAAAAATTAATAAGGTAAGGAACAATATAAAAGGAGAGTAAAACAATGGACAAAATTATTATTCATAAGATTCACAACAAGCCAATAGGTAAAGCAGGTGGTAGTGTGTGGATTTCAAAGGAAGTTAGTGAACAGCTTGACAATATAGCGTTAGAAACAGGTATTGCCAAGCAGAGAATCACAGATTTTCTGCTTAAAAAAGCACTTGAATTAGTAGAAATTGCGGATAGTGAGTTGTAGAAAAGAGGCGAAGAAATATGGATTACAGTTTGATTTATGGCGGTGATGTTACAGTTGAAGATTTACAGCTGCTTAATGAATTTGGTTTTGAGTTTGTTATAGAGGGCGGTCAGATAACGCATGTGTTACACAGATGAAGATGGAAATAAAAAATAAAGGGGTATTAAAGGATGACTGAATATTTAAAAGGTTACAAAGGATTTAAACATGGGCTTATTTGTAGAGATAAACAGTACAAGGAAAACACTGTATTTGAAGAAGATACATTTTACAAATTGAAAGATGGTGAATTTGTTGAGTGTTGAAATGAAAGTACTTAAAAACCATGAAGAATGGCTTGAGCATAGAAAGCATTATATAGGCGGGTCAGAGTGTTCAGCAATAATCGGTCAGAATCCATACATGTCCAATACTGAATTATGGAACATAAAGACAGGTCATGCATTACAACCTGATATATCTGATAAGCCATATGTTCAATATGGTGTGGCAGCTGAACCGCTTATAAGGGAATTGTTTAAGCTGAATTATCCAAAATATGAAGTTTTATATGAAGAAAACAATTCATGGTTTAACAGTGACTATCCGTTTGCCGCTGCATCTTTGGATGGCTGGCTGGTAGAAAGGGAAACGGGCAGGACAGGCATATGGGAATGTAAGACTTCTGAAATAGTAAGCAGTATGCATAAGGAAAAATGGCAGGACAAGATTCCAATGAATTATTACTGTCAGATTCTTCACTATTTAATGGTTCGTACGGATTGCGAATTTGCACATCTTACAGCACTTCTTACATGGAAATTTGAAGATAAAGAAATGTACCAGCAATTACGGAATTATCACATAGAAAGAGAAGATGCACAGGATGATATTGAATATCTGAAAAACAAAGAGTCAGAATTTTGGGAATATGTGCAGGATGGAAAACGTCCAGCATTGGTATTACCTGAAATATAAAAAAATAAAAGCGAGGTAAAAGAAATGGAATTAAAAGTTAATGAGGTGTCGATTCCTGAACAGATTACATTTAATTATGACGAGTTAAAACGTGATTTAATCGACAAAGTGTCTACATATGAAACACTGGTCTATACTGACGACCAAATCAAACAAGCAAAGGCAGACAAAGCTAATCTTAATAAATTAAAAAAAGCCCTTAATGATGAACGTATCAGAAGGGAAAAAGAATACATGAAGCCATTCAATGATTTCAAATCTAAGATTAACGAGATTATATGTATTATTGACAAGCCTGTTGCTGTAATTGATAGACAGGTTAAAGAATACGAAGATAAGAAGAAAACTGAAAAAATGGAAGTTATAAAGGAGTATTGGAATAACTGTGATGTTCCTGAAGGACTTTCGTTTGAAAAGATTTTTGATAATAAATGGCTTAATGCCTCGACTTCCATGAAAGCAATTCAGGATGCAATTAATGAAGCAGTTGAGAAGTTCAATAATGACATGAAAGTACTTGCTGATTTGCCTGAATACAGCTTTGAAGCACAGCAGACATATATTTCTACCATTGACATAGGAAAAGCCCTAAATGAAGCTCACAGACTGTCAGATATGGCTAAGAAGAAGGCTGAAATGGAAGCAGAGCAGGCAAGACGCAAGGCAGAGGATGAAGCAAGGAAGGCTGCTGAACAGATGGTAACCGAAAAAGAATTTATCCCACCTGTAATTGATAAAAAACTTGATGCAGAAGCTTTTCCATCTGCACAGACAGTTGAACAGGCTGTTGTGAACGAATCCAAAAAGCAGTGGATAGCATTCCAGGCATTACTTTCAACAGAAGATGCTCTTGCACTGAAAGGATTCTTTAACAGCAGAAATATTGAATTTAAGTCAATTTAGAAAGGTGGGTAAACAGAATGATTCATGTAGAAAGAAAAACAATTGTGATTAATGGCAACGGAGCTGTTATTTGCTGTGAAATTGAAAGCATTTTAAGAGAATTTAGAAAGTCAGCTGAGGAAAAGCATGGTAAGGAAGCTGCAAAAGAATTGATTGATAAGATTGTGGAGAATTCCAAGAAAACAGATGAACAGAATGAAAAAGAGATAGAAGAACTAAAGAAGCAGGCTTCAGATATATTTCAGAATATTTTAAAGTCGGTTATGGAAGGATTAGGTGAATAATATGAGCGTACAGAACAGTTTAGTTAAGAAGCAGAATCAGAGATTAGGACTTACAGCATACCTTACACAGGATGCTGTTAAGAATCAGATTAATAGCGTTATAGGCGGTAAGGATGGACAGAGATTCATTGCTTCAATTGTATCAGCAGTGAACACAAATCCTGCACTTTCAGAATGTACTAATCAGAGCATATTATCAGCAGCTCTTTTGGGTGAATCATTAAAACTCTCACCTTCTCCGCAGCTTGGACATTATTATATGGTGCCGTTCAATGATAAAAACAAGGGTAAGGTGGCACAGTTTCAGCTTGGCTATAAAGGATATATTCAGCTTGCCATCAGAAGTGGACAGTATAAGAAGCTCAATGTTCTTGCCATCAAGGAAGGTGAGCTTGAGTATTTTGACCCAATGAACGAAGAAATACAGGTCAGCTTAATGGTTAATAAATGGAATGAGCGTGAAGCACTTCCAACAGTAGGATATTACGCAATGTTTGAGCTTACCAATGGATTTAGAAAGGCTATTTATTGGAGCAAAGAGCAGATGGAAGCTCACGCATTGACTTATTCGCCAGGATACAAGGCAAAAAAAGGTTATACATTTTGGGAAAAGAACTTTGATGCAATGGCTTATAAGACCATGTTAAGGCAATTAATCAGCAAGTGGGGAATTATGTCAATTGATATGCAGGCTGCCTTTGATGGCGACATGGCGGTTATTAATGAGGATGGGACCAAGGAATATGTTGAAAATGATGATTCTGTCATTGATATGGAGCAGCCACAGGAAGTATCACAGCAGACGCAGTCAGAAATTTCTGAAACAATACAGCAGCCAACAGATGCACAGATGGCACTGTTTGGAAATAATTAATTCAAGGAAGGGGTAATTCATATGAATACAGTGGAATTGCAGAGCATCTTAGGCGGTGCATTACAGGAGAAGTTCAACAAGTCATTTGAAAAGGTTATTGATAATTTACAGGATGTCAACACATCTTTCAAGGTAAAAAGAAAGATAACCATTTCTTTAAATTTTGTGCAGAATGAAAATAGGGATGATGTGAAAGTTGACGTAAATGTTGTTGAAAAACTTGCACCACAAGCACCAATGGCAACGGCTTTTTCTATTGGCAAAGACTTGAAAACAGGTGAAATGTATGCAGAGGAATATGGCAAGCAGATTAAGGGTCAGATGTCGTTTAATGACTATGTACCACAGCAGGAAGATGAATCACAGAAATTAATTATAGACCAGGCAACAGGTGAGGTTATTAATGATGAGGCTGTTGTTGATTTTAGAAAAGCTAGTGTTATGTAAGAAAGGTTAAAAGGTTAAAAGGTGAATTTTATGATTAAAGAAGCATTACAGTACATAGTTGGTTTAAGTGAAGCAAAGGTTCAAGATATAACACTTCCTGATGGAACAGTTCAGACATATTCAGATAAATCATTATGTCTGTTAAGTAAGGATATTCCAAAGGCTGATTATATCACAATGCATACTCTTACAAGTCTTGTAGATTACATCAAGAGCAACATTGACACAATGGCAGATAAGATGATTGTTGAGGTTGCAAGCCCAACAAAAGTAAGGCTTTTCAGTCCGCTTGATGATAACAGAAAGCGTGAATATCTTGTTGAAGTAGATGCAAGAGTTCCTGAATTTAATTTCAATAATTTTATGGAACAGGAAAAATTCTGTATTAATTTACAGTCAAAATTTCAGGATGAATATGACAGGGCATTAGTATTAAAATTTGCGGGAACAGTTGAAGCAGGAACAGTTGCTGAATATGGTGATGATGGTGTAACACAGAAGGCTACAGTTAAGACAGGTATTGCATCAAAGAGTGATGCACTTGTGCCGAACCCTGTAAAACTTACGCCATACAGAACATTCTTAGAGGTAAAACAGCCTGCATCAGACTTTATTTTCAGAATGAAACAGGATAAATATGATGGAATTGTGTGTGCAATTTTTGAAGCAGATGGCGGTGCTTGGAAGATGGAAGCAGCACATAGAATTAAGGAATATTTGCAGAAAGAACTTATGGGATATCCACAATTTACAGTTATTTCTTAAAGCACTTCTGAAGGAAAATATATATCACACTATCAGCCTTCAAAAAATATAGGTGCAGACAGGGGCAGTTGGTCACTGTTCCCTGTCGGAAAGGAGAAATATGGTAAGAATTGATGATGATTATATTGTTGATATAGATGCAATGAGTTATACGGCCAAGAAAAATACACACAAGAAAGATAAGGAAGGTAATACAATTTATAGCACTATTGGCTATTATGGAAGTCTTGTTAATGCTGTTAAGGGCATATATGAGCATAAGGCAACGAATAAGCTGTCAGAAGGAGAAACTCCCATTAGTGAAGCTATTAAGATACTTGAAGAGCTTAAAGAGGAAATGAACATGAAATTAGAAGGGTTGAATATATGAAAATAGCAGAATTTACAATAAAGCTTCCACCAAGGACAAAGAAGAATAGTCAGCAGCTTATCACGATAGGCGGCAAGCCAAGGATTATACCAAGTAAGCTGTACAAGCAGTATGAAAAGGATTGTGCAGCATTTATGCCGCAGATTGAAACTATAGACAGACCAGTGAATGTTCAGGCTGTGTATTATATGCCAACAAGAAGAAGGGTTGACCTTTGCAATCTGCATGAAGCCTTATGTGATGTGCTTGTACATCATGGAGTTGTTATTGATGATAATTCCAAGATTATAGCAACAATGGATGGGAGCAGGGTTGAATACGATAAAGAGAATCCTAGAACAGAAGTGATTATAAGTGAGGTATAGAGAATGGAAATAAAAGAATTAAAGACAATACATGATCTTGTTAAAGATATTCTTGAAGAACATCCGCAGGCAAGGGATAGCGATAACATTTTATATTATTATGTTTGCAAATACATAGGCACTAAACATGGATTTGATATTGATAAAATGTCACTGCCTAATTTTCTTCTGAACATGAAAAACTATAGGCTGCCATCCATTGAATCAGTTGGAAGAGCGAGGAGAAAGGTTGTTGAACAGCATTCTGAATTAAAGGGTACAGATGTAATACAGAAATATAGAAACAAAAACGAAGTGATATACAGAGAATATTCAAAGGAGTGTAGGGTATGAATAATTTAATGATTTTTGAAGAAAAGGAATTCGGACAAATACGAACGGCTGTATTAGATGGTGAGCCAATGTTCTGTCTGGCTGATGTATGCAGGGCATTAGAAATAGTGAATGTAGGGAATGTAAGACAGAGGTTATCTGTAAAGGGTATCCATACTGTGGATACCCCTACAAATGGCGGAATACAGAAAATGACATTTATCAGCGAAGCCAACCTTTACAAGACAATTTTTCAGAGCAGAAAAGAAAGTGCTGAAAGATTTACAGAATGGGTAACGTCAGAGGTTCTCCCTTCTATTCGCAAGAATGGCGGTTACATAGCAGGACAGGAAACAATGTCTGATGATGAATTGCTTGCTAAAGCGTTGCAGGTGGCACAGAACAAAATAGCTGAAAGAGACAGAGTCATTGAACAGAAGCAGGCAAGAATCGAAAAAATGAAGCCAAAAGAAATATTTGCTGATGCGGTAGCAACAAGCACAACATCAATATTAATCGGTGACTTAGCAAAGCTGATTAAACAGAATGGTGTTGATATGGGGCAGAAGAGGCTGTTTTTATGGTTGCGTGAAAATGGATACTTAATAAAGCGGAACGGTTCAGATTATAATATGCCGACTCAAAAAAGCATGGATATGAACTTGTTTGAGGTTAAAGAAAGCACGGTAAATAATCCTGATGGTTCGGTCCGCATAAACAGAACGACTAAAGTAACAGGAAAAGGGCAGCAGTATTTTATAAATAAGTTTTTATCATAAAAGGCGGAGCAGGGTTATGAGAGAATGGACAAGTGTTGAAGATGGACTTCCTGAACCTTATAAGGATTGTTGGATTACATATGAATTTGCAAGTGGTTCAAGAAATGTGACGGAAAGTTATGTCAATGATAAGGGCAGGTGGAATCTTGCGGCATCCAAGGCATCAAGAAAAGTGATTGCATGGATGTATAGGGATGGTAAGCCTTTACCTTATGGAGAAAATAAGGATGAATTTGAAGAAGGGTGAATTATGGCAGAGAAACGTATGTTTACAATGAAAATTATTGATAGTGACGCTTTTCTTGATATGCCACTTAGTACGCAGGCCTTATATTTTCATTTGAATATGAGGGCTGATGATGACGGATTCATCAATAATCCTAAAAGAGTACAAAGAATGATAGGTGCTTCTGATGATGATTTAAGGCTGCTTATTGCAAAACGCTTTGTAATCTGCTTTGAAAATGGTGTAATAGTCATTAAACATTGGAGGATGCATAACACTTTAAGAAAAGACAGGTACAATCCAACACCTTATCAGGATGAATTGGCGACTTTAGAAATTAAAGACAATAATTCATACACGGAAAAGCCTGATGAACCCTTGAAAATAGAGGGCGGCAACCAAATGGCAACCAAGTGGCAACCAAATGGCAACCAAATGGCAACCCAGTGTAGTATAGTAAAGTGTAGTATAGATAAGTGTAGTGTAGTAGGAGACGGCAACCAAATGGCAACCAATATACAATCATATATACCAATGACAGATAATGAATACAATACATTGATTATAGATTATGGAAAAGAATTTGTAGATTCAAAAATTAAGAGGGCCAAGGAAAAATATCCTCATGCCACTTATAAAGATATATCTTCATGGTGTGAAGAAGATTTCAAGAAGCGACGTGTCAATAATAAATTTAACAATTTCCAACAACGTGATGTTGATGTTGATGCATTAGAGCCGCAGCTTATTAGCAACAACACACAAGCGGATGTATTAGAAAGTGAGGTTACATGAAAACAAAGATTAAAGAATGGATTTTAGTGTTGATATTTTTAGCGTTGATAGTTGTATTTTTACAGGCCTGTGACAACTTTGAATATAAAACGAACCGAAGCAGCGACAAGCAGATTGAACTTAAATTCATAAAAGGGAACAGGACCTTAAAAGAATATGTTGATACAGAAACAGGAGTTCACTACTTTTACACACTGTATGGAAGTCTTACACCTAGATACAACATAGACGGCACACTTTACAAGGATGGTGACAATTGATGAAAGAGAGTGAAGCAAAGGAAATATATAACAAGGCTATTGAGGACTTTATGCAAGCTATTGACAAAGCAGATAGAGAAGGTGTTCTTGACTTTTCCACAATAGAGGGAATTGCAGAGCAGTTAAAGGGGAGTGAATAAATGCGTTGCAGAATAAATAATACAAGCTGCATGGGTTATGATAAAAAGAGAAGGGAATGTATAACAATAGAAAATTGTAAATATCAGGAAGAAAAACAGGTAAGAGCAAAAGAATATTTATCACAGATTGAAAAAATCAATATGATGATAAAAAACAAGGATGCCGAGATTGTCAAATGGAAAGAACTTGCGGACAATACATCAGCTCCTGCTCTTGGCGATAAGGTTAAGACTTCGGGAGTAAAAGATACAATGGCAACTTCTGTTGTGAATTATGTTGATATTGAAAATGAACTATTCAAACAGAAACAGGAGCTTATAAATAAGCATAAGGAGATTGTTCAGACAATAGAAAAACTTCCTGCACAGGAATATGATGTGCTGCATATGATATATATCCAGCTTAGGTCACTTGAAGATGTTGCTGAATATAAGCATAAGTCATATAGATGGGTGACAGCAGTTCATGGACGAGCGTTGTCTAATGTTCAGAGAATACTAAATAAAAGACAAAATGATGACAAAAACAGAGTAGATTGCCTAGTTTTGCCTAATATTTCCTAAAATTGCCGAACATTTCCGAAAGTTGCCCTTGATTGTCATAAATTTGCTTGTTATACTCAAAGAGTAAAAATATATTTATTGGTTTTAAGGCATGATTCTTTTTTGAGAGTTGTGCCTTTTTCTATTGCCTGCCAGGGTTTAGACCTCCTTTACCTGGCGGGCTTTCTGAAGGGTGGTGATTGTGCTGGCAAAACTGACAGCCAAACAGCAAAGGTTCTGTGATGAATACCTGATTGACTTGAATGCCACGCAAGCAGCTATTAGGGCAGGTTATAAAAGGTCAGATTATACAGATACTAACGCAAATAAGTTACTAGAAAATACTAGAATTAAAGAAACAATTGAAAAGGCAATGGCTGAAAGGTCAAAGAGGACGGGTATAAGTCAGGATAGAGTTATTCAGGAGCTTGCAAGGATTGCTTTTGTTAATCCTATAGATGTAATAAACACAGAAAATGGTTCAGTCAGTGATAGTGCATCAGATGACGATCTTGCCTGCATACAGTCGGTTAAGGTAAAGACAATGAGCAGTGATAAAGGATGGTCAGAAGAAAGAGAAGTAAAGTTAAATGATAAGATGAAGGCACTCGAACTTTTAGGTAAGCATCTTGGCATGTTCAAAGATAAGGTTGAACTGGATACTGATATGGAGCTTAATATTACAGTTGATTATGGAGATGGGGATAATGAAGAAGGTTAATATATTAGGAACTGAATACAGCATTGAAGTTGATGATACTCTTGAAAAGACAGGAATTGATGGCTTGTGTAAAGAATATAACAAGCAAATAACAATCAGGAATCTTGGTTCAATGTTGAATGATAATGATTCTACAGATACAAAGAAAATAAGATTTGAAGAAGTATTAAGGCATGAGATAATTCATGCTTTTTTTTATGAAGCAGGTCTTGAAGATTATAGCGATAATGAACAGCTTGTTGATTGGATTGCAAAGCAATTTCCTAAGCTTGAAAAGGCATTTAAAGAAGCTGATTGCTTATGAATATAAATATTCAGATGAACCCTTGTTTCAGGGAGGTTGACAGAAGCCATAAACGATACATAGTTATGAAAGGCAGTGCCGGTTCAGGAAAGAGCGTTGACACAGCACAGAATTATATTTTGAGATTGATGCAGGATAAGGGTCGCAATCTTGTATGCATTCGCAAGTCGGACATAACAAATCGTGATAGCACTTATGCAGAGCTTACAGGTGCTATATATCGCATGTTTGGAGATAAAGCTAATAGATATTGGAGTATTAAACAAAGCCCTTTGCAGCTTACATGTCTTGCTAATGGTAATCAGATAATATTTAGAGGTGTAAATGATGAAAAGCAACGCGAAAAGCTAAAGTCAATCACATTTCAAAAAGGCAAGCTGACAGATGTGTGGATTGAAGAAGCTACTGAAATCACACAAGCTGACTTTGAGATAATAGACGATAGATTGAGAGGTGAACTTCCACCAGGGCAATTCTATCAGATAAGAATGACCTTCAATCCTGTGAATAAGAATCATTGGATTAAGAGGGTCTTTTTTGATATTCCCGATAGTAATGTACTTACACATCACAGTACATATCTTGGAAACAGGTTTATTGACAATGCCTACAGGCAGCGTATGGAAAGAAGAAAACTTGTAGATCCAGAAGGATATCAGATTTACGGATTGGGAAATTGGGGAGAGATTGGCGGTCTTATTCTTCACAATTGGGAAGTTGCGGATATATCACAGAATCTGAATGATTATGATGATATAGCCATAGGGCAAGACTTTGGATTTAACCATGCAAATGCAATTCTTCTTCTTGGTATCAAGGATGATAACATATACATTCTGAAAGAAGTGTATGTATTTGAGAAAGAAACATCAGAGATTATACCATTGGCACAGGAAGCTTGCATTCCAATGAGCAAGGATATGTGGTGTGACAGTGCTGAGCCTGACAGAATCAAAATGTGGAAAAGTGCAGGATATAGAGCAAAGGGTGTTGATAAAGGCGGTACTAATGGCTCTGTTAAGGCACAAATAGATTGGTTAAAGGGCGTCGTTCGCAAAGATAAAGTTATCAAGCGAATGATAAAGGTGCATCCTTCCTGTGTTAATACGATAAAGGAATTACAGCAGTGGAAATGGAAGAAGGATGAAAAGACAGGAGAATATCTTGATGAACCTGTTGCTTTTCAGGATGATGCCATGGCGGCTTTAAGGGATGGTATTGAAAGATGGAGAAAGAAAAAAATGGTGCTTATTTAAGCTAAGTTTTATTGATAGGCTTATAAATCTATAGACAAAGCAAAAAAGTGCCTGTATGGTCGCACAGAAGCCGTACAAGTATATAGATATAACAAAGGAGCAGGACAAATGTTATCAATTGATGAGATAAGACAATTTATACAGGATGATGCCGCTTCTGACAAGAAGATGTTTGCAAAAAAAGGACAGGCTTATTATGAAGCGGACCATGATATTAAGCAGTACAGATTATTTTATTACAATGCGGATGGAAATCTTGTTGAGGATACGACAAGAAGTAACATTAAGATAAGTCATCCGTTTTTTACTGAATTGGTAGACCAATGTACGCAGTATATTCTTTCAGGAAAAGACGGTTTCATTAAATCTGATATTCCAGAATTACAGACTGAACTTGATTCATATTTTAACGAAAATGAAGATTTTACAGCAGAATTATCAGAAGTGCTTACAGGCTGTCAGACAAAAGGGTTTGAATACATGTACGCATATAAGAACGCAGAAGGCAGGTTGTCGTTCATGTGTGCTGATTCAATCGGTGTTATAGAGATAAGAGCAAAGGATACTGATGATAATACTGAATATGTGATTTATTGGTATATTGACCGAATTGAAAAATGGCATAAGAAAATAAAAAGGATTCAGGTATGGGATAAAGAAAATACATATTTTTATGTTCAGGATGGTGAAGGAAAGATTGAGAGAGATATATCAGAGCCAATCAATCCTAAACCACATACATTATACAAGAAAGGGAATGATGATAAGACCTATTATGATGGTTTTGGCTTCATTCCTTTTTTCAGGCTTGATAATAACAAGAAGCTGTTCAGTTGTCTTAAAATCATCAAGGATTTGATAGATGATTACGATCTACATAGCTGTTCGTTGTCAAACAATCTGGTTGACTTTGATACACCAATTCATGTTGTTAAGGGTTTTGAGGGCGATAATCTTGATAAATTGCAGCAGAACATTAAAACCAAGAAAATAATAGGAATGGAAAGTACGGACGCAGGGGCAGGAGTTGATGTTAAAACTGTAAATATTCCGTATGAAGCAAGAAAGATAAAGCTTGAGCTTGATGAGAAAAATATATACAGGTTTGGCTTTGGCCTTAATACAGCGGGATTAAAAGATACCGCAGCCACAACAAATATTGCAATTAAGGCGGCTTATTCACTTCTTGATTTAAAGGCAAATAAATTAATTGTCAGATTGAAACAGTTTTTTAGAAAGCTGTTGAAGCCTGTTCTTACTGAAATTAATGAAATAAACGGCACTGATTATCAAATGAAAGATGTTTATTTCAACTTTGAACCTGAAGTGATGAGCAATGCACAGGAAAATGCACAGATAGCATTGACAGAAGCACAGACAAGGCAGATAGAAATCAATATAATCATGAGTCTTGCACAGACATTGGATGATGAAACTGAATTGAAGTTAATATGTGAACAGCTTGACATTGATTATCAGAATATTAAGGACAAGCTTCCCAAAAACGAAGAACAGAAAACATTGACAGCACAAAATGTATTAAGTGGGGTTGTAGTAGATGAACAGCAGACAGAGGGAAATCTTACAGGAACAGCTTAATAATGAAAAGCAAGTTATAAAAGAACTTCATCAGGTGTTTAAACAGGCCATAGCGGATTGCAGCTTAAATATATCCTTATTATCCGCAAGGACGGATATGGAGAATATACAGACCATAGTTTATCAGCAACAGTATCAGAACGCAATCAAGGCACAGCTTGAGGTGGCACTTGCACAGCTTCAATCAGGTGAGTATGCAACTATATCTGATTATCTTACAAGGTGTTATCAGAATGGTTATATGGGCGTAATGTATGATCTTACAGGTCAGGGAATTCCTTTAATTATTCCAATGGACCAGCAGGCAGTTGTTAAAGCTCTACAGATTGATAGCAAGATTTCAAAAGGTTTATATAATCGTTTAGGTGAAGATGTATCAGTCCTTAAAAAGAATATAAGGGCAGAGGTATCAAGAGGCATAGTAAATGGTTCTTCGTGGAATGAAATAGGCGAGAAGATAAGCTTGGGAATGAACAGCACTATTGACATGTTTGGATTCAATAAGGCAAAGAATAACTCTATCAGGATTGCAAGGACAGAAGGGCATAGGATTCAGAACCAATCTGCAATGGATGCACAGGAAGCTGCTAAGAAAAAGGGAGCTGATGTGTTGAAGCAGTGGTGTGCAGCCCTAGATGGTAACACAAGACCTGCACATGCACAGGCAGACGGGCAAATCAAGGAACTTGACGAATATTTCATTGTTGGCGGTGAAAAGATGAAAGCACCTGGTATTGGTGGTTCTGCTGCCAATGTATGTAATTGCCGTTGTGCTTTGCTGCAGAGGGCAAGATGGGCCTTAAATGATAAAGAACTTGATACCCTGAAGGAAAGGGCTGAATACTTTGGCTTGGATAAATCAAAGGATTTTGAGGAATATAAGGCTAAGTATTTGGGAATATCAGAAGAAGAAAAGAAACTTGAAAAAGATGGCAAGAAAACAGCTACAAAGGATATTTATATTAAGAGTCTTGATGGTTGTATTACTTTTAATAACCCCAGTGATTCAGCCAGGATTGAATATGCTGAAAAAACAAGAAATGGCAGTTATGTTGATCTGGTTGACGGAATGGTTAAGCTCATCTATGATTGCTGTCCTATGTTACACGCTAAGGAGTTACAGGAGAGTATTGATGTTGATTATCCTTACGACACAGTAAAGGCAATTTTTGATATTGATGAAATAATGGAGCTCGGTGTTAAACTTATGAATTTCTTTGATGATGATAAAGAAGACGGTTCAGAGGAAAAATTAAAAAACTAATTGAGAAAGACAGCGAATTAAATATGCTGTCTTTCTTTGCTGTTAGAGGAATTAAGCCTGAATATTTATTGTCTTTATCCCCAGTAGAAAAGGTTTTTTATAGAAAAAGCATGGAGC